GAGGGCATGTTGCCGGGCCTGGGCGGCGAGCCGTGGAACGAGCTTGTCAGCAACGGCGGGGACACCATCGAGGAGCGGGCGCAGCACTTCGCGAAGCATGACCGCGCGACGGTTGCGTGCGGCCGGCTCAAGCGGGCGCTCACCCTGGCCAGCGGCTCCATTGCGCAGCCCACGCGGGTCAGCGGCCTGCAGCTCCTGGGCAACGACGTTTCCGGGATCATCGACATGGTCCAGGTGGTCGACGCCACAGGCATGGGCACGGACCGGGTGGCCTACCAGAAGACCGAGGCGACCGCCAATGTTAAGGCGGACGGCACGGCAACACCGGACACGGACAGCACGTTCGACATTGCTGAGATCAAGCCGGTGCTGGTGAGCACCCTCACCTACATCAGCAAAAACATCCAGCACACCACGCCGGTCAACTACCAGGCCCGCACGGTGGAGGTGTCCATGCGTGCCCTGCGCCGGAAGATCGCAAAGATGATCGTTTCCGGCAATCCGACCCTCACGCCCGCGCAGATCACCGGTATTATCAATGCAGGTGCCATCGATGGGGCCAGTGACAAGACGCTCGGGCCGATCGGCGCCGGGACGCTGCGCGAGATCGTGCTCAACTACGGCGGCGACGATGTGCTGGAGGGCGGCTGCGTTCTTCAACTCAACAAGAAGGACCTCATTGCCTTCGGCGACGTGCGCGGCACCAACGAAAAGAAGTATGTCTATGAGATCGAGTTCGCCAACGGCTCCACCACGACCGGGACCATCAAGGACGGCGGCCTGGCCGTAACGTTCGTCATCAACAGCGAATGCAAAGCGCTCAGCGGCTCGGGCACGGCGGCGGGCGACTACACCATGCTTTACGGCAAGCCCCTGTCCTATCAGCTTGACCTTTTCGGCAACTACGAGATCGAAGTGTCGAAGGACTTCAAGTTTGACCAGGGCTTGCTTGCTGTGCGCGGCGAGGTCATGGTCGGCGGCAACGTCGTGGCGCAAAACGGCTGGATGCGCGTCAAGAAGGCCTAAAGGAAGGATGCTTTGTCATGGTGACGCTGGCATTTTTAGCGGAAATCCGAGGGGAGATGCGAATCGAAGGAAACGAGTTCGACAGAGAGCTTGTATCCAAGATTGAAGCTGCCCGTGGAGAACTAAGAGAAATAGGGATAAGACGCTCATGTGTCAACAACGAACGGAACCCCCTTATAACCGCAGCCATCGTCACCTACGTCAAAGCTGAATTTGGGCTTGGACTTGACGCAAAGGACAGAGCAGACTACCGAGAGGCCTTTGAGATGAAGCGCTATAAACTCTCAATGTCCTGTGACTACCTGGAGAGAAAACGAGGTGAAGGGTAATGGCGTACTGGAAAAGCGTGGCCTATTTGATTCAGGTTGAAACGGTCCTGGACGCCGCCCGCCGCCCACAGAAAAAGGACTTGGGCCGCATGCGGATTTACTGCAACAAGAAGTCCGTCCGGCAAAGCGAATTCTACCAGGCGGGAGCGCAGGGCAAGGTACCGGAAATCATGCTGGAGGTGCGACCGGCAAATTACCACGGCGAGGAATTCATTGAATTTCAGAGCGTGCGCTACCACGTCGACCGCACTTATCAAAAGAACGATGATGTCATGGAGCTGATCCTTTCGCGGCAGGTGGTGGGCCATGGGCAGCAAGGGTGAGGTCAGGTTCGTCAATAATACCGAAGTCGTCATAAAGACTATGCAGGGTCTTTCCAAAACGGCCCTGCGGGCGTCCGGCAAGGTAGTGCGCAAAATCCTGCGGGAGAGCACGCCGCTTCGAACTGGACGGATAAAAAACCACATTGCCACATGGGCGTTTGTTGAACGCACAACGGGGCAACCACAGCTGCAAGTCGGGTTTTATAGTTGGCAGAAGGTCAAAAAACGCGGAAAACTTCCGTCACACACAAGCCCGCACTGGGTAGAGTTTGGAACTAACCCACATACCATAGCCGCCAAAAATGCCAAGGTTATGGCCTATGATAACGATGTCTACGGAAAAATGGTAAACCACCCCGGCCAGCATGAGCGCCATATCCTGCGTAATGCAGTATATGAAAACATCGACGCGATCCGCGAAGCGCAGGCGGAATACCTGAAAGCCCTAAGTGACGAAATAGACAGGGCTAAGGGCCTAATCGTAGAGAGCGAGGAACCGGAAGATGACTGATAATACTTCAGCGCTGATCAAGTGCCTGACCGGCACAGTCAACGACCTTATTTCTTGCTACTACGAGGAGGCCGAGGGGGGCGCGGAATTCCCCTATGTCATCCTGACGGGCATAAACAGTTACGATATCGGCGCGGGTGACGGAGTGAGCTTCATCCTGGAGTTCTACACAGGGGAGCAGGCGGGGCAGTCGGAGGAACTGGACGCGAAAATTGACGCGGTTCGAACCGCCCTGGACGGCACGTGCATCGGAAAGGAAGGTATTTTCGCAGCTCATATTGGATTCAATTCCAGGTCCGGCAGAGACACAAACAGCTACGACCTATGCAATAGGCGGATCAATTTCACGGCAAGAACATTTTTCATTGGGTAAGGAGTGACAAACATGAGCAACCCTCGCAACCTGACGAAAGTCCAAGTTGATAAAATACAAATCGAGGAGGGCCTTGTCTTCATCAACTACGGCCTGTCCACGCAGGAGGTCCTCGGCCCCACTCGCGGCGGCGGCGAATTCAAGGGCGAAACCAAACTGCGGGAGATCGACCACGACGGCAAGCGCGGCAAGGAAAAGGGCCTTGAGGTCATCGAGAGCCAAGAGGCCTATATCAAAGTAAAGGTGATCTGCAGCGCTCAAAAGAACATGCGGCGGCTCGTGCCTAACGCGGACGTCACCGGCGTGGGCGACGCGATGAAGATTTCCAACCCCGACGAACACGGCGTCGTCGAGGACGACAACTACATCGACAACGTGACGCTGTTCGCACGCCATATCGACGGCACCTGGAAAAAGGCAACCGTCAACAATGCCCTTGCGGCCCCCGGCGCTACCATCAAGGCCATGCAGAAAGCCGAAAACGAGCTGGAATTCCAATTCGACGGTCATTTTGACCCGTTCGACACGGTAAAAAAGCTCTACACCGTCGAGGATATCCCGGCAGCGCCGGAAGACATCCCGGTAGCGCCGGAAGACGTCCCGGCAGCGCCGGAGGAGGACTAAAGCATGATTACCCTTGAACAACTTCCGCTGTTGGCCAGGATTGCGGCCAAGATAGACCTTTCGGCGATGGGGGCGGTGCTTCGGCGCAAAGACCTGCTGCCGGACGGCATCAACAAAGACGACATATCCACGGAGCAGATGATGATGATCGCATTTGAGGTCGGGGCGGTCATAGTGCCTAAGATGGAGGACATCAGCAAGGATATCACCGAGCTGGTCGCCGTCAAAAAGGGGATCACCGTGGCCGAGGCCGGGAAACTCGACGCGATCCAGAGCATAAAGGACCTGCTGAGCGAGGCCGGGGTGCTGGATTTTTTTATCAAGCGTCTCAAGCTGGCGACCGAGCCGCAGGCTTAAGACTGCTATCGGCCTACAATTTCGAGTTGATCAAGCAACTGCCGCTGACGGAGCTGCCGAACCTGCTGAGGCACGCCAAAGAAAAAGAGGTGCAGCAGGCCGCCTATGGGATGTGGCTATCTCACTTTACCGTTGCGCAGCTTGCGGGCGCGGAGCCGATGTCCTTTGAAGAAATGCTGCAAGGCATGCAGGAGGACGCGCCGGGCGGGAGCGGATCAATAAAATCTGCGGAGCAAATTCAATCAGATGCAATGGCTGTCGTCGAGCGCTACGAAAAATCTACCAAGAGGAAGGGGGGAGATGCTTAATGGCAAGCATTTTCTCCCTTTTCGGCGAAATTTTTATTGACAATGAAAAAGCAAACAAGGGCATGGAAGAAACCGCCAAGAAAGGCGAGGCCACGGGCGATAAAATAAAGGCGGGGTTCGGCAAGGCGATTGAGGTTGCCGCAAAGGTGGGCACTGCTGTTGTGGGCATGGCCTCGACTGTCGCCGGGGCCGCCATGAAGATGGCAAACGACACTGCCGCTTATGCCGACCGGGTTGATAAACTCAGCGAACGCACAGGCATTAATCGTGAAGAGTTGCAACGCTGGATGCACGCGGCGGACCAGTCGGGCGTAAGCATTGACTCCATCGGAAAGGCAATAAAAAAATTATCCGATGTGGTTGTTAGTGCCGCCGCTGGAAACAAAAGCGCGACAGAGTCAATTCAAAAATTGGGGCTTTCACTCAAGGACCTCGAAAAGATGTCGCCGGAACAGGCGTTTGATAAAATAGCTGCGGCGCTGGGCGACATGGAGCCGGGCATGGAGCGCAACAAAATAGGGGCGCAGTTGTTCGGAAAAGCATATCAGGATATGATGCCGTTGCTTAACGCAGGCAGTGAGGGCATGGCAGCGCTAAAAAAAGAGGCGGACGACCTGGGGCTTGTTATGAGCGAGGACGCGGTTAAGGCGGGGGTTGTATTCGGGGATACACTCGCGAATGTCAAAGATGCCGCTAAAATGCTAATGAACCAACTGGGGAGTGTAGCTATACAGGCCGTACAACCACTGCTTGACATGATCATCGACCACATGCCAATGATTCAGGATATTTTCCAGCAACTATTGCCGGTAGCCGCTGAGCTGTTCGCGGCGGTCTTGCTGCCGCTGATGGAACTAGCGAAAGACCTATTCCCGGTTATCGTGGAGCTAATAAGCGTGCTTATGCCAATCATAGCGACGCTGCTGAAAGAGCTGTTGCCTCCTATAAAAGATTTGCTGCTCATGCTTTTGCCGCCAATAGTCGAGATCGTGCAAAAGCTATTGCCGCCGCTCCTCCAACTGCTGGAACCGGTATTACAATTGCTTTCCCCCATAATAGCGCTGTTACAACCGATCATCGACTTGCTCATGATAATTCTTGATCCGCTGGTGGACCTGTTAAATGCCATCTTACCGCCGCTGATCAACATAGTGACAAAGCTTATAGAAATTGCAATAGTACCTCTGCAAGCGTCTCTAACTGTAGTGGCGAATATAATCGGGAGCACAGTCAAGGCGGCGTTCGAGTGGATAACCAACGAGGTCGAGGTAATCAAAAAGATTTTCTGGGGCCTTGTGGACTTCCTGAAAAACGTCTTCACGGGCAACTGGCAGGGCGCGTGGGACGCAATCAAGAGGATTTTTTCCGATATTTGGGAAGGCATTAAGACGGCATTCAAAATCCCAATCAATTGGATTGTTGACGGCATAAACGCATTCATTCGCGGGATCAACGCCATCGAAATCCCGGACTGGGTTCCCGGGATCGGAGGGGCGGGCTTCCATATAAACGAGCTGCCGCGCCTGCGTATCGGCATGGAGTACGTGCCCTTCGACGACTTCCCGGCCCTGTTGCACAGGGGTGAGCGCGTACTGACGGCCAGGGAGGCCGAGGAGTACGAAGAGCAAAAAAGCGTATCCGGGAGCGTCGCAAAGGGCGGGAAGACTTTTAGCTTCCAGATGATCGTCCAGCAATTCGTCAACAATTCCATCATGGACCTGCAAGAAATTTTCTCGCTGTTCATGGACTGGATGCAAAGCGAAATCAATAAACAGGAGGGGGCGTGGGCATAGATGGCAAGGGCGCTTAAAACGCTGATATTCAATGGACACAACCTGCTGGAGGAATGCGGGTTATTCATACAAGAGAAAACAGCGTTTTCCGCGCCCGCCCGCGATGTCACGTCCCAGCCGGTGCCGGGGCGCAGCGGGAATTTGATTCTGGACAACGGGCGCTACGAGAACAGACAGCAGAAATACACTTGCGCAATTGCGCCGTGGTTTGCCGCTGAACCAGTCGATCTGTATGCCGTGGCGAGGAAAATAAAAAGCATTCTCATGCGGGACAGCGGCTACTTCGATTTGCGGGACGACTACACACCCGGAGCGTTCTACCGGGCAAGCTTCCACTCCGCGCTTGATATTGAGGAAATCCTTATACAGACCGGAAAAGTATCACTGCTGTTTGACTGCGAGCCGTATATACTTTCCGATGCGGGAAAGCAACCGATAACTGCCGCCGTTTCGCCGGCCGTCATCACGAATCCGGAGGAATACGACGCGCAGCCAAAAATAACGATTAACGGCAGCGGAGACGTGGATATCACGGTCACGAACAGCGCGGGAAACAATGCGTTCCACCTGGTGGGGATTGTTGCGGGAACAGTAGTTGACAGCGAATCAATGGAAGTATACCAGGGCAACGCGTCCGCAAACAGCAAAATGCTTACGCCGGAATTTCCTGCATTCACGCCGGGCAACAACACGATCCAATGGGCCGGCAACATACAAGGTCTGGAAATCATACCGAGGTGGAGATTCCTATGATACCAATTCTTTACCAATCAACGGCTACGAGCTGGGGGAATAACGGACTAGGTCATCTGCGCGATTGCATCAGCTGCAAAGTGACCGAGGAGCGAAACGGAATTTACGAGCTGGAGATGCAATACCCGCTGAGCGGGGCACACTACAGCGAAATCGCCGAAGAATGCCTGTTGAAGGCCCGGGCGAACGACACCAGCGACCTGCAGATGTTTCGGATATACAGAACAAGCAAGCCAATCAATGGCGTTGTGACCATCTACGCGCGGCACATCAGCTATGACCTAAACGGGATACCGGTAACAGGGCTGCAGGTAAGCGGGAGTACCGCCGCGTCTGCCATGGGGCTACTGTTCGCGCGCGGTCTGTTGACACACAGCTTCCAGGCGTGGAGCGACATTGACACCTTATCGAGCACACATTTTACAAAGCCGAATTCCGTCCGCAGCATCCTAGGCGGGCAACAGGGAAGTATACTCCAGAACTGGAACGGAGAATACGAGTTCGACAACTACATTGTGCGGCTGTGGAGGTCACGCGGAAAAAGCACTGACGTTGTAATCGAATACGGAAAAAACCTGACAGACGCAAACCAAGATCGCAACATTGAAAATACCTACACGCACTTATTGCCGTATGCGGTGAAAAATGACGGGCAGGCGGAGGTTATCTACTATCTGTCCGAAAACGACGCCGAAAAGCTGATACAGCTGTCCGCGTCAGAACTGGGGCGCGAAAAGGCGTTTCCGCTCGACCTATCGGACAAATTCAGCGAAGGAACGGCAATCACGCCGCAGGCACTGCAAGCGGCGGCGGAATCGTGGATTCTGGTCAACCATCCAGAAAGGCCGAAAGTCAATATTACAGCTTCCTTTGTGAATTTGGCACAAGCGAAAAATTACGAAGCTATTGCCCCCATGCAGGCGCTGCAGCTATGCGACACCGTCACCGTGCGATTCGTGAAATTGGGAATAGACGCGACAGCGAAAGTGATCAAGACGACCTACGACGTACTGGCTGAAAAATACATCTCCATCGAGGTAGGGGACGCGAAAAGTAACTTTGCCAGCACGATCGTTAACCAGCAACAGGGGATCAATGCGATAGTAAACGCGGTGCAGGAGCAAACGTCCGGAATCGGCGCGATGATCAACACCGCTGTTACAACCGCAACAAACGCAATCACCGGACAAAACGGCGGACATGTGGTGCTTGACCCGCCAAACAACCCCTATCGGATACTGGTGCTTGTGGATACTGACGATATCCATACGGCGCAAAAGGTAGTGCAGATCAACGGCGCAGGCATAGGGTTTTCAGAAACGGGGGTAAATGGGGAATATGTCACCGCGTGGACATTCGGAGACCGTGCCTTCAATGCGGATTTTATCACAACGGGCACATTCAACGCGCTTCTTATTCGCGCGGGGGCTATTATTTCGGCGGACGGGAACTCGTTTTTTGATCTGGATGCAAGCACCTACGAATCAAAAGACGGCACAAGCGGAATTCGAATCAAAGGCGGGATGCTCAAAATTTTTGATTCTGCTGGGATGGTTGACGTGTTTGGGATAAGGTTCGATAAATCGGCGTCATATCGGTATGCCGTACTGGAGACGCTTGACCCGACAATATACAGCATAGATATCCGGAAAGTAACCAACCAAGGGACAGTGAAAAACGTCATAGAAATATACGATAACAGAATTAACATATACAACAACTTAGTTGTTCAGGCTCCAGCGGGCAGCAACAATTCCTTTTATGGAGATGTACACACGCGCGATGATTTATATATTTACAACAGGGCTATCTTGCAGTTTGACACATCGGCAATTTGCGCCTATGGGACTGGAGGCGCAATCAATCCCATTCTTTCCGCTGATTACACCCGGACATATGTAAGGTTTCCGGGGAGTGGTTACCTCTGTATCCGCACGTCAACAGGCTCGTCAGACGTGGCGTACTTTACCAGCGGTACGTTTAATGTAAATGGCGGCATTTACTCCAACGGCTCATTTATCGGCTCGCAGGCGAAAAACAAGCGCGGTATAAAACAAATGCAAAGCGCGCTTCCCTTACTCAGCTCCGGCGATATCCACAGCTATGAATACATCGAGCCGCAGGAGGATACGACACACGACAAGGCGCTGCTGAAAAAGCGCCGCTATGGCTTTGTTATCGGCGAGGGGTACAAAGCCCCGCAAGAGGTACTTTCAGAAGACGGTGAGCACGTTGACCTATATTCCATGTGTTCAATTTTGTGGAAATCCGTGCAGGAGCTTTCCGCGAAATGCGAAAAATACGAAGCGCGGATTGCCACGCTGGAGGAGGCTCTTAGATGATTTCAAACAAGATAAAAATCGACCTACGCACCAGCCGCGACGGATACGACGCCGGGTTTATCGGCGAGATCAATCAGCGTACGCTGGAGATCATCCCGCCGCGCGACCTCAAGGACGCAAGCTATTTTCGCCTGATTTTCGATGTCGGCGGCACGGTGCTATATCACCCGGCAGACTTCCCGGCAGGACAACCGATCCGGGCAAAGATAGCACTGCCGGTAACATCGCAGCCAGTAGCAATCATGGCGCTGGAGGCCTACAACGAAGATGGAACCGTGCTGGGAAAATCGCAGGTTGTTCAGCTGTACTTCGGGGAGGCTGTGGACGGCATACCAATGGACTTTACTGGGCCGCCAGGGCCGCAGGGAGAGCAGGGAGAAACCGGACAGCAAGGCAATACAGGCCCGCAAGGTCCTAAGGGCGACACAGGCAACACCGGCCCTGAAGGCCCCAAGGGCGCTACAGGCGACACCGGCCCCGAAGGCCCCAAGGGTGACACAGGAGACACCGGGCCAGAAGGCCCCAAGGGTGCTACAGGAGACACCGGCCCCGAGGGCCCCAAGGGTGACACAGGAGACACCGGGCCTGAAGGCCCCAAGGGCAACACAGGAGATACTGGCCCCGAAGGCCCCAAGGGCGACACCGGGGAAACCGGCCCTGAAGGCCCAAAGGGCGAAACCGGGGAAACAGGAGCGCAGGGGGAAACGGGAACGGGAATCAACCTCTTAGGCTCTTTTGAAGACTACGCCACGTTTATTTTGACACGCCCTACGGGGACGCCTGGTGATGCGTGGCTTGTCGACGGCGATCTGTTTATTGCCGATACAAACGGCGAATGGACGAACGCAGGGCGCATTCAGGGGGAGCAAGGAGAGCAGGGCCCGCAAGGCCCCAAGGGCGACACCGGCAACACTGGCCCGCAAGGCCCCAAGGGTGACACCGGGGAAACCGGCCCGCAAGGCCCCAAGGGTGACACCGGGGAAACCGGCCCGCAAGGCCCCAAGGGCGACACTGGCAACACTGGCCCCGAAGGCCCCAAGGGTGACACAGGCGATACCGGACCGCAAGGCCCCAAGGGCGACACCGGCAACACTAGCCCTGAAGGCCCCAAGGGCGACACTGGGGAAACCGGCCCGCAAGGCCCCAAGGGCGACACCGGCAACACTGGCCCTGAAGGCCCGAAGGGTGACGCAGG